ACCCTAATGGATGGTTACCAAGATCAGAATGTTTTAATGGAAACAAAAACTGCCATCATGAAGCAGCACCAAGAGGTAGTAGAACTGGCACACAAGGATTAAAAGGTAATTATGACAGAAGTAAAATACCTGAAGAACTTTGTAAAGAAATACTACTATCTGTTTAACAAAAACAATATAGGTAAGGGTAAAAAAAATGAGCATTAAGAATAAATATAATGTAAAATCTATTAAATCTTTTGAATGTAAAGAATGGTTAATTTATAAACATTATGCAGGCAGAATACCCAATATTATTTATTCTTTTGGTTTATTTAATAAAGATAAATTAGTCGGTGTTTGCACTTATGGATTACCACCTGCTGAAAATGTTTTGTTATGTTGTGGATTAAAATATAAAAAAAACACAATTGAATTAAATAGATTAATAAAAAATGATAATTTAGAAAAAAACGTACAAAGTTGGTTTGTATCTCAAACTTTTAAATTATTACCAAAACCATTAATTATTGTATCATATTCTGACCCAAACAATGGACATAATGGTTATACATACCAAGCTTTAAATTTCATGTTTACAGGGAAAGGTGGTTCACCTAAAGAATATATTTATAATAATAAACAATACACTACAAGACATATTAAAGATTATTGGTTTAAAAATAAAAATCTACCATTTAATAAGGATAAAACAATAGAACAAAATTTTATAAATATTGGTGGTAAAGTTATTAAAATGCAACTTAAAAATAGATATGTAATTTTTTTAGGCAACAAAAAACAAAAAAAAGATATGATGAATAATTTTATTTGGAATGTTATACCATACCCAAAAGGAGATAATAAAAATTATGATACAAGTTATCAAACAATTACACAAACAAGATTATTTTAACAAAACACTATTTTTTTTATTGTATATTTGATTAATCAACTTTTTTCAAGTATGGGACATGGGGGTAAAAGACAAGGTTCAGGAAGAAAATCTAAAGCAGAAGAAATAGATTTAATAGAAAAACTATCACCATTAGAACCTGAAGCATTTGCAGCTTTAACTAAAGGAATACAGAAAGGTGATTTTAAGTTTGTACAATTATTTTATAATTACTGGGCAGGTAAACCAAAAGAAACAAAAGATATAACCATAAACGAAGATGTACCTTTGTGGTTAGAAGATTAGATGTTTAAAAAAACACAAGCACTATATAAATTACTGGAATTAAAGAACAGGGTAAGGATTGTATGTGGGGGTACTTCAGCAGGTAAAACAATTTGCATATTACTTATACTAATACAAGATGCAATAAAAAATAAAGGTAGGGAAGTATCAGTAGTAGCTTCTACTGTACCTGCATTAAGAAGGGGTGTACTAAAAGATTTCCTAAAGATTATGAAAACTACAAATAGATACAAAGAAGAAAGTTTCAACAAAACAACACTTAAATACACTTTTAGTAATGGCAGCTACATAGAATTTTTTAGTATAGATCAACCTGATAAAATTAGGGGTAGTAGAAGAACAGATTTATTTATAAACGAATGTAACACTATACCAAATGGTTTTGAAAGCTACCAACAATTAGCTATAAGAACTTCAGGTATGATATGGTTAGATTATAACCCTACCAGTTTGTTTTGGGTAGACAAAGAATTAAAAGGGCAAGTAGATACAGATTTTGTAAGATTAACATACAAAGACAACAACACACTACCTGAAGGTATAATAAAGGAATTAGAAAAGGCAAGAGATAAAGCCAAGACAAGTAGCTACTGGGAAAACTGGACAAGGGTGTATTTAGATGGGCTTACAGGGGCTTTACAGGGTGCTTGTATACCTGACTGGCAAGAAATAGATAAACTACCCACAGAAGCTAAATTATTAGGTTATGGTATGGACTTTGGTTATGTTGATCCTACTACAATAATTGCATTATACAAATGGAACAATGCCTATATATTTGATGAAGTATTATACAAAAGTAATATGGTGTTAAGAGATGTAAGTTTATTTCTAACACAAAACAATATAAAAGAAAACATAATAGCAGACCATGCAGAACCTAAAAGTATAGCAACTTTATCTATGGATGGACACAAAATATACCCCTGCACTAAAGGTAGGGATAGTGTTACCTATGGTATAAACCTAATAAACCAAAATGAAATATATGTAACAAGTAATAGTAAGAACTTAAAAAGAGAATTACAAGGGTATGTATGGGCAAGGGATAAAGAAGGTAACACAATAGAAAAACCTACTGGTGTACACCCTGACTGTATAGATGCTTGTAGGTATATTTTAACAGACCATTTAAGTACACCAAAAGGGGAATATTATATTTATTAAAAAAAAATTAGTTAATAATTTGTTTATAATTAAAACTTTTGTATATTTACATCATAAACAATTAAATAATAATAAAATGGAAGCAACAATTTCAAAAAAAGTGTATGATGGACTAAGAACAAGATACACAGTTAAAAAGTGGGATAGCGATGGAAATATCATCGATGAGTTCTCTAGTTATAATAAATACATAGCACAAGAAGTTTTTGATAAGTGGTACTTTAACAAAAAATAACAATAGGGGGTAGCAATACCCCTTTTTTTACTAACTTTAAAAAAACAATTATGGATAAAATACAAACAACTTTAGATAAAAACTTTAGTGAAACAATTATTAGATTAAATCAAAAAATAGATAAGCTAAGAAGATCTATACATGATAGAGAACAAAAAATAATAGCACAAGAAGAAACTATAGATGCTATGGATAAACAGTTAAAAGAATTAGAATTACAAATAATGGATAAAAATTTTGGAACATGGAAGAATATAGATTAATTAAAATGGTAGTAAATGATAAAGAAAACAGAAAAACATTATACAAGGTATTGGGTTATGCCTTTATATCTTTTGTAAGTTTTTTTAGTTTCTTGTATGGTACAATGTATTTTATTGTATGGATGGTAAGCATGAAACAATAAGTGCTTGTTGGGGTGCTAATTGCTATGTATATTACAAACCAGTAGAAGAGGGAAAGAATAAAATGGTAAAACTGGAAATGAATTTACAAGGTAACGTAGTAACAGGCAAAGAACTATATAAACAAAACAGTAAAGAGATAATAAAAAAAATTGAAGAACTATATGAATATATTTATAAAAATTATGTAACTTAAAGTAATTTCATTTGATTTTAATTTAGTTAAGGTGAAGGCAGGTAGAAATACCTGCTTTTTTTGTGTTATACACTTTGGCTATAATTTTATTGTATAAGTATGAAATTAGATATAATACTACCTACTGATTTATCAGAAATAACTTTACAGCAGTATCAAAAGTTTGTAAAGATAGATACAGAAGAAAATAAAGATAGCAGTTTTTTAATGCACAAAACTGTAGAAATATTTTGTAACCTTGATCTCAAAAACATTGTAAAAATTAAAATGGTAGATGTTAAAAAAATACTTGCACATTTAAATGAAGTGTTTGAAAAGAAAAATGACCTTATACCTACTTTTAATTTAGATGGTAAAGAATATGGTTTTATACCTGCATTAGATGAAATGACTTTAGGGGAGTACATTGATTTAGATGAAACTATGACTGACTGGGAAAAGATGCACAAAGCTATGGGGGTTTTATATAGACCTATAGTTTACAAAAAAGGTAGCAGGTATAAGATAGAAGAATATACAGGTGCAGAAAATAATGAGAAGTTTAAAGATATGCCATTAAACATAGTTATGGGTGCATTAGTTTTTTTTTGGAATTTAAACAACGAATTACTACAAACTACCCTGAACTATTTGAAGAAGGAAACGAAGGAAACGAACATGGAAGCACACAGAATTTTGCAAGAAAGTGGGGATGGTATTCAAGCATCTATGGACTTACTAAAGGGGATGTTTCCAAATATGACAGTATCACTAAATTAAATGTACACCAATGTTTAATGTTTTTAGCATTTGAAAAAGAAAAAGTACAATTAGAAAGGCAACAAATAAAAAGTAAACAAAGATGACAAAGTTTTACGATGTACTGGACAAAATAAAAACAAAGCTGATAGCAGAACCATTTTGTAATACAGTAAGCTATGGTAGTTTAGATGATATAGATTTAAACAAACAAAGTATATTTCCTTTATCACACATAATAGTAAACAACTGCAACGTAGCTACAAACACATTAACATTTAACATTAGTGTACTTGCTATGGATATTGTAGATGAAAGTAAAAAAGAAACAACAGATATATTTGTAGGTAACGATAATGAACAAGATGTATTAAATACACAGCTATCTATACTAAACAGATTAATGGCATTATTACAAAGGGGTGATCTATATACAGAAGGTTACCAAGTAGAAGGGCAGGTAGGATGTGAACCATTTGTAGATAGGTTTGAAAACAAACTTGCAGGATGGGTAGCTACATTTGATTTAATTGTACAAAACGATATGACAACATGCTAACAAAAAGTAAAAGGGTAAAATCTACTTT